GGTCCTGCTGGTCCTGCTGGTCCTGCTGGTCCTGCTGGTCCTGCTGGTCCTGCTGGTCCTGCTGGGCAGGAGTTTGTTCAGCGCCATTCTGCGCGGCAAGCTTTTCAGCCTCACGCTGTGCGCGCTGCTCTTTGGTCAATCCGGCCATTGGGCCTCCTGAATAACAAAGGGGCCGAAGCCCCAGCGGTTAGCCCATAATGATGGCGGAATGACGTGGCGCCACGGCCGCAACACCCCATGCCAGACCGACCTCATAACGCACCTGGCGGTACTGGCGGTACAGTGCAACCTGGAAGGTGATGCCTGATTTCGGGTCGGTCACATTCATCACGTCGTCGGCAGTATCCCCACCTTCCGGCATTGCCGGGGTGCGACTGGCCAGCAGGAACGCTCCACGATCAAACGCCATGTTCGGAGCAAATTCACTGAGCACAGTGATAGCGGTTTGGTCAGCCAGATCCTGACGCAAGCCAGGCGAGCTGATGGTGATGCTTGATGAGGTGGCTGCCACAACAAGATACTGGTTATCGTCACCGTCGAACTTCACCGCGGTACCAACAGCGATGCCGCCAGTACCGGCTGAGATAGCTACAATGATGTCGCCAGCCTTCTTAGCGCCGTTAACCTTGTACCCCGCAGCATTGCTCTTCGCAGTGCGCTTGATGCTGAAGGACTCATGGAGATTGAACCCCATGATTTTACCGATGACACCTTCACGCAGCAGTTGGTCCGTGCCAGCTTCGTTCGTCTTGAACAATACCGATTGCTTGCCGCGAATAGATGCCATCGCTTCACCGCCCAGCACCATGCGCAAGTCAGTGGTTGGTGCGCCGTTGTCGGTCAGAATCTGACGTGCCAGCGCTGCATCGGACAAATCGTCTTTGATGCTGAATGGCGTGTCTTTCGGTGCGCCGACAGCACGAGATGAGTTGTAAAACAGAGCAGCAAGATCTGCGTCCACTTCGTTGGCCAGTGCACGGAATGCCTGCTGGAACTGTGCAGCCAGAATGGTGTTATAGGTACCTGCCGGGCCGAGTGCCAGTTGCTCTTCACCACTCCATTTGACCGGGGCCATTTTGGATTTGGTGATGGTGACATCCACGCCGGTAATAGTCTGCTCACCGGTATTGAGTGCGGAAGGTCCTGGCACGATATCTTCGGTCTTGGTTGGCGGCGCAACAGGTGCGCGCACAATCTGGTCTTTAGCGGCTGCATCTGCCTTAGCATTACGTGACACGGCAGGGATAAAGCCGGTTTGTTCGCGGGATACTACGTCCAGCGCGGTATAGATGGTCGGGATCAGACCAGTAAGGGTATTACCTGCCATTTATGGCTCCTTTCGATTTAATCAACGATGCTGACGCCGTCTTTCAGCGCTGACTGTTTGCCAGCGATATCCAGGGAATCAAACGCATCGCGTTTCATGGTTTTCTGCCCGGCCTGATGCTGCGACTGGTGAGAGCCACCGCCGCTGTTGCCGGACGCTTTGAGGATGTAGTCTTTCTGCGGATGCAACTCGACCAGAGATTCCAGCGCTTCATCGAAGCCAGCCAGTTCGCCGGGCTTGGTGCGGGAGAACACCTTGTTGCCCTGCCCGTCGTAGGCCACGACCTTGCCGTCTTCGATTTTGAAGTTCTGCCCGAAGTGGGAACGCACGAACTCAGCCGGGATCGCCATCTTCTCGGTGATGAATTTCGAACCACCGAAGCGGCCGCCGATCATCTCGTCGTAGAGCTGGGTTTCGAGCTGTTTGGTCTTGCCGTTCGCTTCGTCCAGCTGCTGCTGGAATACCTTGGTAATCTCGGCCTTCACCTGGTCAACGGCGCCAGCGTCGATCAGCTTCTTCTGGTCGATTTTGGTCATCATTTCCAGGGCCTCAAGCGCCTTGGTCGGGTCGGAGATGCCAGCGAATTTCGCGAGACTGGCTTCCGCCGCCTCCTTAGCTTCGCGGTGAGTTTTAGCTTCACCATTCAGGGAGGTGATTTTGGTCATCGCTGCGGCTGCATCGAACGGGAACTCTTTGCCGTCATCATGGACGTACACAGGCATACCGTTTTCAACAACCACATTTCCGTTAGCATCGAGTTTGAGTTTCATTGTTTTGCTCCAGCCTTCCGGCCATTGGTTGTGGGTCATCCGACCCGGTCACCGCGTCGCATCCGCTCAGCGGCAGGCATAAAAAAAGCTGCCCGGAGGCAGCCTTGATGTTGATTAGGGTTGTGTTATTCAAACGCCGAAGCATCCACGCGGCGCAGTTCGTCCAGGGTCAGGAACTCCCCGGCATCGTTAAACATCTCGGGTACCGTGATTTTGCCGTCACGCAGCATCTGCGCCCGGGTTACACCCAGCACCTGCTCCTGTCGCGCGTATGGCTGCCGGGCGAGCCAGTCGGCATAGCTGGTATTCGCTGGTACCTGCCCGTCCATCGAGGCGCGCGTGGCGCTGCTCAACTCGGCAGAAGGTATCTTCAGCTCTTCCCACGATTTCGTGACCAGAGTTTCCCCAGAGCGGCAGCAGAAGTGAATTTTCCCGGGGCCGCGTAGATACGGCACCACATGCCCCAGCGGCTTGCCGTCGAGGGGTGTAGAGCTTGCGGTCACGGATGATGCACCACTGACTGGTATGCGTATCCAGCGTGGATGACCACTGCTTGGCCTTGACGATATCGCTGTTGGCCAGGGCGAACTCCTGACGCGCCGTGGCAGCCATGTGGTTCACGGCGGTGCGGGTCACCACCGCCAGGTCACGCCGGGATGCGTTGATCACCCCATCTTCACGGTTAAGTTTTGGCGTGCCGGCAACGCGCCGGACAATCTGCTCTACCGTTTCGCCCTGGAGGAAGCCGGAGCGCACAGCATTGGTGATTTTATCCAGCCGGTCGGCTTCAAGCTTCTGGCCCCACTCCTTCAGCAATCTCCCCTGGAATGGCTGCGCTGCTGCTGCGGCGTAGACCTGCTCGGGTGCAATGCTCTGCAGCGGAACGTGTTTCAGGATCTGCTGCGGAATGATGCTGCTGAACAGGTCCAGTTGATACCCGGCCTCATATTCAACGTAGCGCGTCAGTTCGCGTGCCAGCGCAGCGTTAACCGGTTCGTAGGCCTGCTGATTCAGCTCACGCACACCAGCCAGCAGCGATGCCAGGCGACGGGCGCTGTAGGTATCCGCCCGTTTGCCGTCCAGAAGCACCAGCAGTTTCGCGGCCAGTTCTGCATCCAGTTTATTCAGCAGCGCCACCATGCGCCGGGCGACGCCGGTACCGTAGCGCGTCACATACAGGCCATGCGCTATAGTCTCATCCTGCAGACGGTCGTTGACGGAACGGGCCATGTCACACCTCTTCCACTGGTGGCTCAGTCAGCGAGGCCGATTCAGCCAGTAGTTCATCCAGGACCTTCTCAGGATCGGCATCAGCATCAATCAGGTTGAGCTTTTGCAGAGCTTTAATGGCATCAATACGACGGAGGTCACCACCCTGGCGCAGGGACTGAATAGCCAGCGCTGCCGGAGGGTTGAACTCATTCGACTCAACATCCAGCTCAGTACGGACATCAACGTTGCCGCCCTCTTTCTCACCGATGTACTCGGCCATGATTTGCAGGATGTTGTCGATCGCATCCTCCAGGCTGGTCGCCATGGTGTAGAGCGGGGACTGTTCCTGCATTTTCTCTTCAGAGGTCTGGTCTACTGACTTCGTCGAGGTATTGTCGGTGCGCAGGAGCTTCGCGCCAGCCTGACGCATCTGCTCCACCAGCTCAGCCAGCGACTCTTTGCCAGCGCCGATAGAGGAACCGGTATGCTCGACGTACTCGAGGCCTTGCGTCTGCCGATCGTTGAACGAGGTTGCCGATGAAGAACCGATGGTTAACTCTTCGCCCTCCTCCAGACCGAACACGGTGAGTATCGGCACCCGGGCGACGTGAAGGATGTTGTCCTGCTCACTCTGGCTCTGCCAGTGCTTGACGTTCAGCAGCGCCATATTGAGCAGCGGCGGTGAACCACACATAAAGCCGGTACGCTTGGTGTAGAGCGTGACCAGGGTGATATCGCGACGGGAGGTTTGCCATTCGTCGTGTAACGCCCAGGTGGCCTGCCCCTCTGCACCGGTAGACTTCCGGTAAATCTGCACCTTGCCTGGGGTTAGGAACCGGATCTGCTCGACTTTCGTCTGCCCGAAGTCATCACCATCTTCGACCACCACCTCTTTGATGCGCAGCGACGTGAGCACGACCTTGCCGCCGGTCATTTTCGACTTCCAGCCGATCACCTGGCGGGGATTCAGCATGGTGACGTACGGGCGCGCGCCGGTGGCCTTCTCATCAGCCTTGGTCTTCACCTGTTCGGGGTCAACGCGAGGATAGTCCACCAGCGCATGGGAAAGGCCATACTGCATCGCCAGGCTAAAGAACGACTGCGCCCATACATCCAGACGGGTACCTTCAAGATCCACGTCTTTTGCGAACTCACGCAATTGATCCGGCACGTTTTCGCCCAACTGGATTGGTTCAGCGAAAACACGCCCGACGTTCTGGTTGATCGTCTCTTCGTAGGCAGGGAGTAGCGTGGCCACTGCCAGGCGCTTTTTGTAATCCTCTTTGTCTTCCTTCGGCCAGCGCGGCAGATATGCCTCACCCAGCTCGCGCATGTAAAGCGTACCGCCCATCAGGGCGTCGTTAATGTCCCACGCCTGCACCATGTTCCCATAGTCCAGATTGGGTGTTGAAATATCAGGCATGGTCTTACATCCGTAGTTTGGTGACTTTGCCAGTTGGTTTGATGATCGGGAATTGCTTCACGATGTAATAACCACCAGCATCATTGGGGTGATCGTTGTCGGCTGACTTGTCCGGCTCGCCATTCGCCGCCCATACCTGCTGTTCCAGGCTGTCGGTGTATACCGGGCAACGGGTCACGTTAACTTTGTAGCGGCGCTCTCCGTTGCCGTTGCAGAACATGGCGTTCACGGAGTTAATGCGATCCTTCACGGGCGGGTTGGCGGCGTTCACCACCACGCTAAATCCGGCCTGTTTAAGCTGCGCGATATCCGTGGCGCTGGCGTTGTTCGATTTGCGTGAATCGCCGGAAGCATCGGGATAGATGTAAATCTGACGAAAGGCGACGTAACGTCCGCCCTCATAGCGCCAGAACTCCTCCTGGATGCGCTTAATCATCGCTGGCGTGTCATAAACCTTCACCAGCTCCCGTACAGCTCTCGGTTCACCGTCGCGCAGCACATGGACGATGGCTGCCATCTTGCCAACGTTAAAGTCCATGCCGATATACAGTGGTTCGCCTGCCTGCTCCTCATCGGTACAGCCGTTAAGCTGGCGATCGAACTGGTGATAGATGGTGCCGCTGGTCAGGTTGGTGAATTTCCCACGCAAATACGCCTTAATCAGTTCTGGCGGATAGGAGTCCATCAGCGAAGGGATGTAATCGTGGGGAAGGTTCGCTTCATTATCGAACGTTGAGGCCTGTATCAGGCCATACAGCGTCGCCAGTTCAGGCTTATCGCGCACAGCTTTAACAAACTGCTGGTAGACGAACTTAAAGCCCTCTGGCGTGGTGGTCACATCGATGCCGTTACGCAGGCCGTCAACCTTGTAGCGCATACGAGCGATGATTTTTCGCCATGCCTGCTGCGCTTTTGCGGCAGCCATAACGTCCAGTTCATCAACCATCGCGTTGCCGATTTTGAAGCCGACAATAGAGCCTGGCTTCTCCATCGAACGGCAGATAGTCGTTCCGCGGTACTGACGCCCGGCGTAGAAGTGAACCTCTTTGTTCCCCTCGTTGATTTTGACGTTCATGCCCCAGTCGAAAGCCACCTCTTCCACTGTCGGATAGAAGATGTCACGGATCTGCGGATAGGTCGGCGCGAAGTAGCCCTGGTTGATTTTGGGGAACTCCCACATCCCCTTGCAGATGCCGCCGCAGCCAACCCATGTCTTACCGGAACCGAACCCGGCAACATAGGCCTTAAACTTATGCGGCATTGCGAGGAAGCGCGCCTGGGGAACGTTAAGCGTCGGCGCTATCATCACGAACCCTCGCGTCTACCACGTTAATGTTGATTGCAACTGGTGCGGGAACATCATCATCAGGATCGGCTGCCAGTTCTTTGCGGAGCTTTTCCACTTCCAATTGCCGACGTTCGATTTCAATCTGCTGCAGGCGCTGCGCAAACTCGCTATCGGCCAGGCCAAGCCGCTTCATCACAGCCTCATACATGCGCTCGCGGCTTATGGCTGTTATCTCAACGCCATTCTTACCCAGCTTCACGCCGGAATAAGCCAGGGCAGCATCAGGAGGAAGTTTCCGGGTATCCGCGAAGTATGGCTGCCCTATTCCATCGCCATTGCAGCGTGGGCAATCAGGGTTAGGCTCCCGGTTGTGGTCGTAGCCATAACCGCCTGGATCCTCAGGAGGTTTAACGCCCTCCTTGCCTTCAACCTTTGCCAGCGCCTCGTCGAACTCGACTGCATCGCGCCATTGGTAGTGATGACCGAAGCCCCAGCAATAACGGCA